ATCTGGATGCGACAAGCATCAGCGGGCTGCCTTCATTCAACTCGGCCATGAGCTGGCTGGGTGGCACGCATACCTGGCAGCACAACCGGAACGTGAACAGCCGCAACATCGTGGCGATGAACGATCCGGCGCGGCTCGATAGTAGTGGCTACATGGGCACCATCGCCGGCCGGTGGGGCGAAATCATGCTCGCCATGCATACCAACCGCTATACGGCGAGCGAAAAGGAACAGTTGGCGATCCAGATCGGCAAGATAGCTGGTGACATTGCGGGCGCGGTAAACGAGGGCCGCACGTTTGGAGCCAATGGCGGGCACTGTCACGGCAGGCTGCCCATGCTGGCATTCGCTGCGGAGCTGTTCGACAATGCCTATCTGCGCGAGGCCTGCGGGCTGACGGCAATCAACACTATCACCAATGAGGTGGCCGCCGGCCAGTCCGTATTCGGCGACCTCAGCCAGCTGCACTATATCACGCAGGCGCAGATCGACGGGAGCCAAGGCAAGGCGTGGCCGTGGCCGCAGGAGGCGCTGGGCTGGCCGACGTGGTCAGCGGCTTATGGCGTCAACCCAGCCGCGAACGTCGGCGGCAATTTCTTTGGCCTGACCGTCCAGCAAGTTCCCGACAATGCCAACATAGCCAACGCAGCCAGTTATTACCCCATTTTCGGGAAGGCAGCCGCGCCCATGTCGCTGGCACTGCGGCTGGTGGTAGGAGCGACCCCGAACGTGCCGCAGCTGTTCCACGATTATGCAGACCGCCATGCCGGCTATGAGATCAGCGGCCTCTACGTGCTGGGCAGCCCTGTCGTTTACGGTAGCAGTGCGAACCGCATGGCGCCCTGGACGCGGACGTTTTATTCGACTTTCAGCAATCTGGTGAGCGTGTGGACGCCGCCGGGCACGTGAGAGGCCTGCCATGCTGACCACGCACTTCGTGGCCTTTTTCAGTGCCGGCCTGCCGGCTGATCCGGGCGATGTGCTGGCCGTGCGCCTGCGCACCGGCGGCGGCGGGGTGGCCCAGCACTATGCGCTCAAAGACCCTGAAAGCCTGGTGGATTGGGGCATCGAGTGGCAGGACTTGGCCGCCGGTGAAACCATCGCGGGTTCCGCCTGGAGCGTCAGCCCTGCTGAGACCGGCGGGCTGGCGGTTGTCGCGGACAGCCCGGCCCTTGCTGGCCAGCAAACAAGCTGCCGGATCGAGGGCGGCCGGCTGCGGCGGGTGTATTCGCTGAAGAACGTTGTCACGACCAGCACCGGCCGCGTGCTGGCGGCCAGCATGACGTTTCGCATCGGCGTGATGGAGGCGGGCCTGTGAACCACCATGCCAGCCCTGCCCGCCTGCGGTTCCGTGCCACCGCCCAGCCGCCGGGCGAGCCGGTGACATTGGCCGAGGCGCTGGTGCATGCGCGCGTGGACAGCGAAGAGGATCACGCGCTGCTGCAAGGCTATCTGATCGCGGCGCGGCAGTGGTGCGAGGCGCACCTTGGCCGGCCGATCCTGCCGACGCCGGTTGCGGCCGAAGCCGAGGCTTGGCCATGTGGCGGCGGATTCCTGCTGGATGCGCCGATCATAGCGGTGAGCGCCGTAACGCACACGGACACGGACGGCGCGCTGGCGGCGTGGGGGGACTACATCACCCGCAGGCAGCCGGGCGGGGCAATGCTGCTGCGGACGGCCACCGGCGCGAGCTGGCCCGTGCTGGGGGCTGACCCGGTGATCCGCATTGAGGCAGTGGCCGGTTTTGAGGATGACGTGCCGGAGCCGATCCGGCTGGCCATTCTGCAACTGGCCGCGCACTGGTTCGCGGTGCGCGAGCCGGTGAACATCGGCAATGTGGTGGCTGAGGTGGCTTTCACGGCCGCGAAGCTGCTGCAACCCTATCGCTGGAGGCTGATCGGATGAGGGAGCGGATGAGCAACACCACACGGCGCCCGCCTCAGCCGCGCCCGGCCCGAGACATGCTGGCCGTGGCGGTGGAACTGGGGGTGATCCGCGAAATCCTTGGCCGGCTGGAAAACGAGGTTGAGGATCTGAAGGGCACCGTGACCACGCGGATGGTTGATCTGGAGGGGAAGGTGGGCGGCCACGCCACCCAGATGGACCGCTGGCGGACGACCGGCAAGGTGCTGGCCGCGTTGCTGATAAGCCTTGGCGCAGGGCTAGGCTGGCTGGCAGATCGTGTGATGATCTGGCTGAATCCTGGACTTGGACGATGACTGTCGCGGCCGGACAGATGGACGCGCGGCTTCAGTTTCTGGAGGCCGTGGCGGTGGATGATGGGCTGGCCGTGAGTGAGACGTGGGCGCCGGTTGGCAGCCCGCGCTGGTGCAAGGTGCGGTGGGTGAGCGGGCAGGAAGAGCAGGCCGGCGGGCAGGTGCAGGCCGGCCAACTGCTGCGCTTTACGGTGCGGAAAGACAGGCTGACCAGCAGCATCACGGCGGCCAACCGGATCAGGTTCCAAGGCACAGACCACGTTATCGTGGCCGTCGCGCCGGATTATGCTGGCAGCGCGAGCATCGATTTCACGGCCAGCGCGAGGGCAGACCTGTGAAAACGACCATCAAGGTGGACGGACTGCTCGACCTCGATCAGGCGCTGAAGGAAATGGCGGATGATCTGGGCAAGCGCAGCGCCAAAGGCGCGGTGCGGCGGGCCTTGCGGGCCGCAGCCAAGCCAGTCCACGAGGCGATGGTGGCGGGCGCGCCGGCACACATCAAGGACAGCGTGGAGATTGGCGACCGCCTGACACCGCACCAGGCGAAGCTGGCCAGAACGGGCCAACTCACCCGCAGTGCGCTGGAGCTGTTTGTTGGCGTGAGTTACCGGCTGGGCAGCCGTGGGCGCACCGCCCATCTGTTCGAGTTTGGCACGCGCAGCCGTGTGCAGAAGAGCACCGGCCGCGAGACCGGGCGGATCAGCGCCATGCCCTTTGTGCGGCCTGCCTGGGACGGGAACAAGCTGGCGGCGCTCGAAATACTGCGCAAGCAGCTGTGGGTTGAGATCGAAAAGACCACAGCGCGTGCGCGCCGCAAGGCCGAGCGCGCTGCGGCGCGGCTGGCCGGCAAATAGGCAGCAGGAGGGCGGCGGCGTGGAGGAGGCGTTTCGCGCGCTGCTGCTGGCGCGCGCCCAGCTGATGGCGCTGATCAGCGCTGACCGGGTGGTGTTTGGCGACGTGCTGCAGGGCCGCGCCTATCCGCTGATCACCATGATGACGGTGAGCGGCGCGGAAGGCATGACGATGCGCGGGCCGGATGGGCTGTTTGAGGGCCGTGTGCAGGTGGACTGCTACGCTGAGAGCATGGCGGAAGCCAAGCGGCTCGCACGCGAGGTGATCGCCTGCCTGCACGGGCACCGCAGCACCGGAACCGGCCCGCGCTTTGCGGGGATTTTTCACGAGACGACGCGCGACGGCCGCGAGGGCAGCACCAACGATGCGGATCGGCCCTTCCGCACCAGCCTTGATTTCACTGTTCACTGGAGGACACGATGAGCGACGCCCGGATCGGCTATGGCCTCACGCTGGAGGTTGGCACCACCACCAGCCAGACCCCGATTTATTTCGAGCTGGCGGAGGTGACGAGTTTCCAGCCGCCGCAGGCCACGATCGATAAAATCGACGTGACCCACATGAAGAGCCCGAACCGCCGCCGCCAGTCCATCCCCGGCCTTACTGAAAGCGGCGAGGCAGCGGCGACGATGAACTATGTGCCCGGCAGCGCCACCGACGTGTTTCTGGAGACGTGGCGCGCCAGTGGCGAAACGCGAAAGGTGCGCGGCACCTATCCCGACGGCCGCGGCATCTTGTTCACGGCCTATGTGTCTACCTACAGCCCGGATAATATTCCGGTTGATGGGAAGATGGTCGCAACCCTCAACATGCAGGTGAGCGGCGACCTCACGCAGATTGCGGCCGCGCCGCCGGTGAACCAGCTGCTGCCCGCGATCTCCGGCATCGCCGATGTGGGCACCACCATGACCGCGCTGCCCGGCCAGTGGCAGGGTGGCCCAACCTATGCCTACCAGTGGCAGCAGGATAATGCCGGCGGCGGCACCTGGACGAACATCAGCGGAGCGACCGGCCAAAGCTATGCGCCTGTGGCCGGCAACATCGGCAACCGAATCCGGGTTGTGGTGACGGCCACCAACTCGCAGGGCAGCGTCTCCGCCAACAGCGCCCCGACAATCCCGACGGTGGCGTGATGACCATCAACCCGATGGGCATCCACACCGTTAAGGTGGGCGGGCATGAATATCGGCTATGGCTGTCGATTTCGGTGCTGGCCCAGGTGCAGGCCAAGATGCCGGAAGCGTTCGACCAGTGGATGGCTGGCCGCCCGCCGCAGCTGCAACTGGTGATGTGCATCTTGGCCGGCGCTTTGGAGCGGTGGCACCCG